TCTTTGCGATAATCATTTCAAGCCGTTCAATTTCTTCCCAGGCTTCGCGGTGAAGCGGATCACCGTGGAATGAATGCGCTGATTTTAGTTTGTCCGTGATATCCATTTGTTTTTGCTCCACATGCAGACAAGGTTTCTAATTTTCCAATGATGGTGACGGTCGTAAGTGCAATGCCCAAAAGCAGCGCCATTGCAATCACGGTGTGGCAGACGGCTTCAAAGATAGCGAACATCTTTTTTGCCTTTCAGTTCAATTTTTAACGACTCAATTTCCGCCTTCAATTGAATGTTTTCCAACTTCACGGCATCGCTGCTGGTGTTCAGACGTTTATGCAAACTGACATTATCGGCTTTCAATTTAAGGTTCATCTGTTCAAGCAGTTTGATTTTTATGTCACGCGCGTCTGGAAACTGGGTCATTTAAGCTTCCTTAACAATCTGGACAGACGTGCATTTGCACTTTCAGGATAGGCTGCAGCAATATGCAAAATGCTTGGTATTTCGGACATCACTTTATAGCGCAGGACCAAACCCTCAATGCCGCCTGAACGTGAATATTCAATGTCGCGCATAACGTCTAACGTTTTGCCGATTGACTTACGCAGCGATTCAGCAGACTCGTCTTCAATAGTTGATGCATTGTTGATCCGATCCAATAAAATTTCCTTAGCCCTATTTTCTATGCCCATCGGCACAACCAAACACGCATAGTTGATGTACTCATTAACCAACTGATGAAAGACGGTCGTTGCATTCATGATAATTGATTTGTCGTATTGAACGGTCATAGGCCCATCTCCTCTAATTCTTTTTGCAGCATCATTGCATTCGCATATTTGTATGCTTGTTGCGCTGCCCACTGATGATCTGCATAGTCATCTGCTTGCATCATGCCAATCAATGCAGCCATGGCAAAAAGATCAAGATCAGTGGTGGTTAGATTGGTTCTATCTTTATCCATAAGCGATTCTATGATTGTCATTTCACCTCTCCTGCAAATCAGTCCGCACAAGATTTGACATTTTGGAAAATTAGTCAAGGGGGTTGACGAACATTTTTTAAAGCGTATGTTCGGGTCACCTTATTGAATGAAATGGAATCATGATGAACCCCTTCGCCAAGTACGGCATCGAACATCTTTCCCCGTCCCAGTGCAATTTATTCGTTGCATCGCCTGCCATGTACGTCATGGAACGTTGCCTTAAATTGCGCTCGCCTGTCGGTGCAGCAGCACATAGGGGCACGTCTGTTGAAGCCGGTGTCGTGCATGGCCTATTGAATGATGCGCCAATCGAAGAGTGTATTGAAGTAGGCAAAAAAGAGTTTTCGAAATTAACTGCCCTGTCCTCTGACCCGCGCTTAGAAAAAGAGAGCGCAGCCATTGGCGAAATGGTCAGGCAGGGCATTGCAGAGCTTGGTCCCTATGGCAAGCCATCATCAACGCAAGGTGCGATTAAGTATCACGTCGAAGGGCTTGCTGTGCCCATTATCGGCTTCTATGACATGGAATGGGAAAAGCATGGCATCCTGACTGATCTCAAGACAACGCATGCCCTACCATCAAAGATTAGCACGAATCATGCTCGGCAAGTTGCGCTCTATTGCGCCTCACGGGGTGATAACCTTGACGCTCGCGTGACCTACGTCACACCAAAAAAATCGGCCACTTATCGCATTGAAAACCAGCGCGAGCATGTTTCCGCTTTGGAAAAAATTGCGCTAACCATTCAACGATTTTTGTCGATTAGCGATGACCCACGTCACTTGGCAACGCTTGTCGTGCCAGACGTCGATTCGTTTTACTTTTCCGACCCCAAGGCGCGTCAAAACGCTTTTGAATTGTGGGGTATTTAAGCTTCGCCCATGTGGGCAAGAGCTAGGTGCTGGCTAGATAGCATCACTTGAGGAGACTGAAAATGGCACTTGGAATTAACACGCAGTCGTCAGTTGGCGGCGAATTTTTGCCTATCGTTAAGTTTGACTGTCGCGCTGGTCGCATGTTTCGTCGTGACCGCGAAAATGGCGAAAACACTGATGTTGATATTACAAAATCGTTCAAAGCCGTAATGGATTTGGAGAATGTCGAGGTGGGCTGGATCGACTTTGATACCGGAGGTGCCCCATCCTTCGCCCTCGGCCCTATTGGACAAGAGCCTGAAAAGCCAAGCGACAAGCACAAAAAAGGCGTGCGTTTTGTCGTAAAGCTTGCCAAAGAATGCGGTGGCGACGTGCGCGAAATGGCATCGACGGCCAAAGCATTCCTTCGTGGCCTTGATGAGTTGCACGACAAGTTTGTTGAGCAGGCGGGTAAAAACGCCGGCAAGCTGCCTGTCGTTGTCCTTAAAGATACTGTATCTGTGACGACGGGGGAGGGAACCCGCAAGTCAACCAATTACAGCCCCATCTTTGAGATTTCGGCTTGGGTAGCACGCCCGACCGACATCAAGGCCACACCCCGTGACGCTTCCCCTGCAGTTGCGATGGCAAAGGGAAGTGCCCCATCAACCGGATCAACCAAAGTCGCGCCTCCTGCCGCTGACGACGAAGAAGATTTCGGTTGATGGCAAAGGGCGGATTATACCTTATGCCCATCTGGTATAATCCGCCCACCCATCATTATACCAAAGGTCAATCATGAAATTCGTTATTACGATGAATATGCCCGCCAGAAGCGGCACTGCAGTCCACCAGATTGTGGCTGAATATCCTGCTAAAAATTTGGAAGAATTTTTAGAGGCTTTGACTGATAACGATTTCTTAATGGTTGAAGAGTATTATAAAGACCCGCAAAACAACACCCTATCTAGCAATGGCCACATCGGCATCAACTATCGTTTTGTGGGTAAAGTGAAAGTCCTTAACAACAAATATTGAGGTAAATTCAATGGATTATCAATCTGCAATGACCAGCGCCATTGGCGCAATTAAAACCCGCTCTGAATATGGTGACATTACCGAAGTGCATGATGACATTGCCAAAACCTTGACCATCCTTATGGGCAAGCAATTCAGCATGTATGACGTGGCCATGGTTCATCATGTGACCAAGCTAGTCCGTGCCAAGCGTGACCGGCAAAACCCAGACCACTTTGTTGATGGCATAAATTATTTGGCCTTTGCCGCGCAATTTAGCGGCGCCAATACGGTCGAACAGGACATCAAGGACATGGCTGCGCGATTTGCTCCGATGCCCCGTGTTGAGCCTGTAGACCTCACTGGCGGGCCTGCAGAGTGATGTGCGGCTTGTTGTTCTTTTCTATTGGTATGACGACGGGCTTCATGCTCGCCGTCTACCTACTGGAGGAGCGTCATGGCGCATAAACCAACGGTCGATGAAATTTTATATTATGCTGACTTTTGGCTAACTCTATCCGAAAAAGCCATTCGCCTTACAGACAGGGGCAATGCGGATGAGGCCGAATCAGCAGCACTTGTTGCTGTGAAGTTGGCATACAATCGTTATCAAACAGCACTGCAAGAATACAGCCGTGCTGAAACTCCATCTGACAATATCAATCAATTAATGGCGATCATGGAAAGTGAAGTCGCCGACCTATTGGAGAAGTGAAATGACACAGATTGAATATCTTGAAGTCAGGGACCGTTTAAACCCAGACGTCATTAAACTGCTATCAAGCACGCCACTAAACGTGTTGCGTCTTTACGGGCACAACAAATATGACAAGGCCATTGTCAAACGCGCCAGGATAGTTTTAGAGCAGATGACATCTGTTGGTTATGAAAACGTGTGGCAAATTGTTGGCGAAAATAAAAACAACATTTTAAAGCAATTTTACGTTGGGCCGACAATTTACAATTGCATTGTCGTCAATGTGAATTGGTACATTGGCCGGTACTTTACCGTTCAAATGCTGAAAAAAGTTGAAATTGATGAACCAGTGGAGAAACCCATGACAAATAATGAACAAGTTGCATCTGATGAAAGTGAATGGCTTTCAGCAAGCCAAGCTGCTAATCTTGGCATTGCAGGAAAATCAACCATTCAGAAATGGGCGCAAAACAATCTGATTGATTTTAAAGTGGGATTTAATGGTCAGCGTTATTTCCTAAAAACTGACCTGCTTCATTTTAGAAAACATAGGAGGACAAATCGCACGCGCGTTGTCACGCAAGAAGCGGCACCAGTTGCAGTTCAACAGGACATGGATGCAAAACTTCAAAAACTTGACATGTCTGATGAAAAAATTGCGTCTATGCGCCAAGAGTGGAAGGACTTGCGTCAGGAAAACGGAAAACTTCGGTTTAAGTTTGACATGATGGTT